ACCTAATAGAGGTCATGAATATGAACTTGAAAAATATTTCAAAAAAGAAAACTTTAAATGTATGATTAATTGCTATGGATTTGGTTATTCATTGAATTCAGAATTACTAGATAATATTTCAAGAATATCCGGTGGAGATGGATATGCATTTATTCCTGATTCATCCTTATTAGGTAACGTATTTATTCATGGTGTGAGTAATTTCTTCACTACAGCAATCTATAATATCCCTGTAAAAATTAATTATGTTGACGGAACCTCAGAAGAAATTAAAATTAATTCATTAAAATATGGACAAGATAGAAATATTGTAATGGAAGTTAAAAAAGATGTATCTGATGTAGAAATGAATATTAATGGTACAATTATAAAATCAGATTTATATGATATACTAGATGACTATTATTATGACTATTATTATGAACAATTATATAGATATAAAACATATCTGGTATTGGACAATTGTATGAAACTAAAGAAATTTAATGATAACAATTTTAAATCAATACTAAATAATCTATTATTAGAAATATCTTTGAATGATGAAATGAACAATAATAATTATATTAAAAATATAGTTTTTGATTTAGGAGGACAAGTAAAGGAAGCATTGAATATGACATCTCATGGTGAAAAAGAAGATTGGTTTAGTAGATGGGGTATCCATTATTTAAGATCTTTAAAGACTGCTTATGAAAATGAAATATGTAATAATTTTAAAGATAAAGGTGTAAGTAATTTTACTGGTCCATTGTTTGAGACCCTAAGAGATGAAGTATCAGATATATTTGATAGTATGCCTGCACCAAAGAAAACTATTATGGAAAATACATATCAAGGATATAGTGGATTATCTAATAGATTTGATAGTTCTCAACTTCCATCATTACCCACAATGCAATCATATAATGTACAGGGTGGTGGATGTTGTGCCAAAGGTAGTCGTATTAGAATGGAAGATAATTCTTGGAAGAAAGTAGAAGATTTAGTAAAAGGTGATGAAGTAATTACTGTTGATATTAAAAAAGGTATCCAGTATATTGAGACAGGATTTATAGAATGTGTGATTGTAACTAAATGTGATAATAATGTAGCAGATATGGTATCTCTAACTGGAATAGGTGATCATATCCTGAATATAACACCTTATCATCCTATAGTTGGATTGGGTTTAACTAGTAGTTGGACATTCCCAATTGATGTAAAACAATCTAAACTAATAATGTGTGAAGAAATGTATACATTCGTCATAAGTAATAGACAATCAGTATTAGCTGAAGATTTTGTCTTTGCTACATATGGTCATAATTTACAAGAAGAAGTTATAAAACATGCATATTTGGGTACTGATAAAGTAATAGAAGATCTAAAACAAAATACGAATTATAAAAAAGGTAACATTTATTTAACACAAAATATGTTTAAAAGAGATAATACCGGTGCGATATGTGGCATTGGATTATATTTAAAATATAAAAGTGTAATGAATAAAATTTATATGACTTCTAATTTATAATATTTATATAATATATAATATATGAAATCTGTTAATAAGAATATATTTATGGCTGTATTATCTGGTACTGGTGGTTTTCTTACAGCATATATAATACTGGGATTATTAGTAACTGTTTTTTTCGGTAGTGGCTATTATTTAATAAAGAAACATAATAAAAAAAATACTAAATTATTGAAAGAAATACAACCTATGCAATATTTAGGAATATTATTATGTATCATTGGTATGTTACCATTTATAAAGTATTTCTTTGCGGGTTTCTTAATGGAAGGCGGATCTCTACTTGCTGACAACTTATTTGCTGAATAATATTTAAATACAAATTAATAATTATATTAAATATGAAAATTGAAGAAGATACAAAATTAGATTTCACGGATGTTTTAATCAGACCAAAGCGGTCAACACTATCTTCAAGAAATGATATTGTATTAGAAAGAGAATTTAAATTTCCAAATACAAAACAAGTTTTAAAATGTATCCCAATTATTGCTAGTAATATGGATACGATTGGGACTGTCCCTATGTATAATAAGTTGAAAGAATATAATATGATTACATGTTTTAATAAATTTTTAGATATAGATGAATATCCTGATAATGATAATGATCGAAATAATTATATTGTATCCATTGGTATTAGAGATGAAGATTTTACTAAATTAGAATTATTATATAAAAAGTCACCTGAAAAATGTAATATGATTTGTATAGATGTAGCTAATGGATATATTAAAAGATTAGTTGAATTTTGTAATAAAGTTAGAGAATTTATCCCTCATTGTATATTGGTTGCAGGCAATGTAGTTAGTAGAGAAATGACAGAAGAATTAATTATAAATGGTAAAGTAGATATAGTTAAGGTGGGTATTGGTAATGGTTCAGTGTGCACAACAAGAATACAAACTGGTGTAGGGATACCGCAACTATCTTCTATTATTGAGTGTGCCGATGCTGCACATGGATGCGGTGGTCATATAATATGTGATGGCGGTATAACATGTCCAGGTGATGCAAGTAAAGCATTCGGTGCTGGAGCTGATTTCGTTATGATAGGCAGTTTATTCGCAGGTCATGACGAATCGGGTGGAGAATTCCTCGAAGAAAAAGAAAATGGTAAACAATATAAAGTATATTATGGTATGTCTTCAGATACAGCAATGAATAAACATTATGGGGGTGTAAATAAATACAGATCATCCGAAGGGAAAACAGTTAAAGTACCATATAAAGGTCCGGTTGAAAATACAGTAGATGATTTATTAGGTGGTATCCGGAGCACGTGTACATACGTAAATGCCAGACAGTTAAAAGATTTATCAAAATGCACAACATTCGTCAGAGTAAATAATCAGGCAAATAAGTTATACAAATAATTTTTTAATATAATATAATATAATATATTAATGGTTGGGGGATTATTACAACTGGTTGCTAAAGGAGCACATGATATATATTTAACTGGTAATCCGCAAATTACTTTTTTTAAAATAGTTTATAGAAGATACACTAATTTTTCTATAGAATCTATATTACAAACATTTAAAAATGAACCGAATAATAATAGAACTACTTCTTGTACGATAGCGAGGAAAGGTGATTTAATACATAAAATGTATATTCAACAAAAAATACCTGTCGGCGAACCATTGGAGCCAATAACTAATTACGGATATGATTATCTTAAAGAAGTACAACTTTTAATTGGGTCAAGTGTGATAGATACACATACTAATAATTGGTTGGAAACTTATGCTGAATTGACACAACCAAATGAATATGGTAATTTTACATCAGCACATAATGCTTTATTTATGAATTCAGCACCGAATATTGGCATGGGTAATACAAATGGGAATAATGTTTCACACACTGCCACTAAATTTCAATCAATGACTATGGCTGGGGGTGTAGATGGATATAAGTTTATTAATTATTATACTGACTCTACATCTAATAGTACTTTAGGGTCGACCTTGAATTCGGACAATATTATAATACCTAATAAACAACAAGTAGCTCCATATTATGGCGATGGTCTGATCACAGCAGATACTGCTGACAATCTCGACCCCCCTTATTACACTTTAAAAACCGACCTCAAAAAAAAAAGAGCAGTAAATGATTACGCTGAATATTTATATGAAAATGAACATCATTATATTTATACACCATTACAGTTCTGGTTTTGTAAAAATATTGGATTAGCATTACCTTTGATAGCATTACAATATGATGAAGTTTCTGTAAATATTAGATTTAATAAATTTATAGCAGATAATACTAACCCAGAATTATATGTCGATTATATATTTTTAGATACTGATGAAAGAAGAAGATTCGCACAAATATCACATGAATATTTAATAGAACAAGTACAAATTAAAAAAAATCTAAGTGGCGAATCTAATAGATTAACATTTAATAATCAAGTAAAAGAATTAATATGGGTTAGTGGAAACGGAACATCAGCAACTTATGATAAAGCATTAATTGGTCAATGGCGGATACAAATAAATGGATATGATAGATTTGGTTCTAGAGATATTTCATATTTTACAAAACAACAAATAAATGATTATCATACTGGATATGGTGGGGTTACAAAGAAAAATTCAATAGCAGTATATTCATTTGCTTTAAATCCCGAAGATCATCAACCATCTGGATCAATTAATTTATCTTCTATAAATAATTTTTATTTAATATGTGAAGCAAGAGGAAATGAAAATGTAGGAAATCAACAATTTACTGTCTATGCTGTAAATTATAATGTTTTGATAGTTTTATCTGGACAAGCTAAATTGCGGTATGTTAATTAAATTTGATTATTATAGTCATTTATTTTAAAAATGTCATTGAAATTAATACTTGGATGTATGTATTCAGGAAAAACTACCGAAATTTTAAGAATAGTTAATTCACTAAAACATATAAATGAAATACCAGTTATTATTAAACCTAGCTTAGATAATAGATATTCTAATGATAAAATATCTACACACAATAAAAATGAATATGAATGTATTACTTTAAATGAATTATCTGAATATAAAGGTATTGCTAATTATATTATTATAGAAGAAGGACAATTTTTCAAGGATTTATATTTATTTGTAATTCATCAAGTTGAAATTAATAATAAGAATATTATAGTTGTTGGATTAGATGGCGATTCTGATAGAGAAAATTTTGGTGAAATACATAAATTATTACCTTTATGCGATGATATAGTTAAATTAAAAGCATATTGTTCAATATGTAAAGGTGGAACTCATGGTATATTTTCAAAAAGAATTAATAAAAACAAGGATAAAGTATTTGTCGGATCTACAAATGATTATATAGCTGTTTGTCGAAAATGTTATTTATCAAATTAATGTTTTATATCTATTTTTATTTTAATATTTTATTTTATTTATCAAATTAATATTTTATTTTATTTATTATTTTATTTTCTATGTTAATATATATAAAATAATATGGGAGGTGGATTAATGCAATTAGTTGCTTATGGTGCTCAGGACATCTATCTTACAGGTAATCCCCAGATTACTTTCTTCAAAGTTGTTTATAGAAGACACACTAACTTCTCTATGGAATGTATTAAACAAAGTTTCAAAGGGCAGGTTGGAGCAGGTGCCAGAGTTGTTGCCACATTAGTAAGAAATGGTGATTTAGTTCATGATTGTTTTATTAAGGTACCAACGTGCACCGCGTCATCCGGCGGTTTTAATTTTGGTCATAATATTTTTGATAATATAGAACTTGAAATTGGTGGTCAATTAATTGATAAACATTTTGGTCATTGGATGGAAGTGCATGCTGAATTGACTGAAGAAGCGGTATCGGGTCACATCAATGGGGCGAGGACGGAAATTATGGGAGATCAGGGCGGCGTCACCACGGGGGGATTCCCGATTCCTTCATCTTTTCAATTAACAGCGATGGCAGGCGGTATCACGACAGACGCGAAAGTGTTAGGTGAATTTTATGTACCATTAAGATTTTGGTTTTGTCGCCATGTTGGTCTATCACTGCCTTTAATTGCTTTACAATATCATGAAGTGAATATTAATATTAAATTTTCAAGTGCTGCGGCGACCTTCGGCACAGACCCTTCATTATGGTGTAATTATATTTACTTAGATACTGATGAAAGACGCAGATTTGCACAGGTATCACATGAATACCTCATTGAACAAGTCCAGATGCAATCATTTACAGGCACAGGTGCGGCGGGAGATACATTAAAATTAAATTTTAATCATCCAGTTAAAGAATTAATTTGGGCCGCGACAGGTAGCACAACGGCGATTTGGGGCGCTGCTGCCGGGGGATCCTTCAGCGCGTTGCCCACTGACCAAACGTCAGTTGATACATGGCAATTAAAATTAAATGGGCACGATAGATTTGAAAAACAAAATATACCTTACTTTACCAGATATCAAACATATAAATACCATACCGGTAACAGTAGTGGTAACAAGCACGATACTATTGGTGTATATTCATTTGCTCTTAAACCTGAAGAACATCAACCAAGTGGAACCTGTAACTTCTCTAGAATTGATAATGCTCAACTTATATATTCGAGTATTAATACTGCAGCCGTTGTATTATATATCTACGCAGTAAACTACAATGTCCTCAGAATCATGAGTGGTATGGGTGGATTAGCATACAGTAACTAAATTTTTTAAATAAATAAATTAACTAATTAAATTTTTATTTATAATTCTTTTATTAAATTAAATTAAATTTTTTATAGAAAAAAAAAATCTATATTATATTATAAAATATATGAAAACTGAACAAATCATTAATCTTGTTGTGGCATTTTTTCTAGGGATGTTATTGTTAAATATGGTTAAGAATGTTTGTGGGTGTGAACTTAAGGAAGGGTTTGAACCTGCGGATACGGATCCGGTGGGCGGGCAAACTTATTATAATATGATCAACCGGTATTATGAAGATGACACGGATCTAAAAAATTGTTTTGCTGAACTCGCTGGACCCTCGCAAGACCGTACTACCCAATGTACCTCAATAATTAATTATACAGATTTATGTAATGCTAATCCCAACGATCCCACCCCCTGTCGTGATGAAACTACTATCAGTGAAATTTTTGCCAACACGCGTACTTGTACAATGTCTGCTAATGATTTTTTACAACAAGTGCAAAGCAGTGGTATGTGTCCCGCTGATGTGGGTGGTGGTGGTCCATGCAGCAAGGCGCTGGACCCGTGCCAGAACGGCGGGGTGTGTTCGGTCGTGCCGTCGACCTTCGGCGCGGGGACCGCGCGATGCGACTGCTCGGACACGGACTTCACCGGAGCGCATTGCGAGGGACCCGCCGACCGGGACGAGGAGGTGGAGGGGTGTCCAGCCGCCGGGTGTGGTCCCTCCGGTCAATGCCTCGGCAATGAGTGCCATTGCAAATCTACGCCGGATGGCGGCGTGGATGAGTACCCGGATTGCCCCCCCCCCCCAGCTGCTCTCCTACCTGACACGACTGGTGCTGGTGAGGGTGGTAGTGGTTTACCACCTTTGTGTACTGACTTCAATATTGGTCCGGAATATACGGGGGTGGATGTTGCGGTCATAGGGGGGAAAATCTCTAATGACCCGGCGGATGGATACACTGTCGGGGGTGTGGGATGT